GTTTCATTAAGATAACTAATTTTTCTATCGTAAAAAAGCTCAGGATGTATATCTAAAAAATCAAGATTCCAAGATATTATAGTTTTTCTTTTGTTATTTTTAAGTGGAGGTGATCTATGTATAAAATAACTAGGAAACAATATCATATCTCCTTCTTTTACCTTGACACTAAAAGTCTTATCTAAATTTTGAGGAAATAAAAATTGAGTGGGTTCTGAATTTTTAGGAAGTTCAACGTAATAAGCCCCAGTGTAATTTCTAGCATGTCCATGCCATCCATGAGTTTGATTTTGTTTGTACTGTTGATACCATAATCTGGATATATCTACTTTTGTATGTCCTAAATGAAGAGCTTGTTTTGATAAAAATTTTTTAATCATAGGACCATATTTTTTTACCCACGGTCTACTAAAATCTGCTGATAGAGGCCAATCAGTCTTACTTAAATCATCGGACATTGTAGACGTTATATTTTTATAAGGATCTCCTTTTGAGTTAGCTAGCGCTTTCAATAAGCTTTTTTTAATTCCTTTATGTAAAGGAAAACTATCAACTACTACTGGAGTATAAATAAAAAATTTTTTAAACATTAGATAAAAGATGTATTAAAAGAGAATACTGTTTTTGTAGATTGTTTTTTAAGTGGGGGAGAAGTGTGTAATAAA